CTGTGAAATACTTGATACGTAAAAACCTCTTAAGACCTGAGATCCGATTTCCTTAGAATCCAAAATGGTGCCGGAATGAGGGGGGGAAGGGGAAACACGGGACTCACTTAACTCGAAGTACCCTCTGAGACTAGATTCTCCGAGGGCGCTTCGATCTCCACGCGAAAATTTATGGCGTTTCTACCATGGAAACCCATATTTGTAAGAACATGTGCTACAGCAGGATCACGAGCAAGATCAGGCCAAGCAGAAACTGGTAAACCACACTGTTTCATAAGGCTTGTAATTGCTGAAATGAACAATGATCGTTCAGTAGGAAGATCACCCGCTCTAACAAAAGCAACAATAAATTCTCCTTTCTTTTCAGAAAGATATGAAGAACCAGCTGCTTCTTTAACAGGTTTCTTTGAGGAAGAATGACAATTAATACACCTCATAACAGATCTATTTGTATTCTTAAACGAATGATGACAATCAATACACGTTTTAAAACCATCATCTATACACTGCTTACAATGATCGAATATAGATGAAGCGTTACAATTAAGACAATGTTTAGACGTATCACCTTTCTTTAATTTTCCTTTATTACAGGTTATACAGATCTTAAAATGTGGTTTAAGGGGTTTAAATTCACGATTACAATCAGAACACTTAATAACAGCCTTAACAGGCCTATCTTTTCGTTGAACTAATGAACAATCATGACCCACGCCAAACGTTCGAGCGACACCACAAACATCACATTTGGAACAACCCAAAATATGTTGTTTATAAGCATCTGCATTCTCATAACAGGTATCACAAAATAGACAACAATAAGAACGAATTCTAATTGGGACGGCCTCTTTAACAGTTTTTGGCTCCTGCTTAACTTTTCCTAAAGAAACTTGCTTTTCAGCTAATTCTTTAGTAAATTTATCAGTAGAAGTTAAAGCATTTGCAACCATTTGTAAGTTGTCCTCTAAAAAGTTTTGTCTATCAGCTGATTCCTTCAAAAAAGTACGAATTTCAGAAAACTCAGTAAGAAGAGAAGTCAAGGTTATTTGCATGGGGTCAGACTTAGAAGAAGAAGCTGAATCTTCTTTAACGACCTGACTCAAAGGTTTCTTTCCAGAAGAAGCTGATTCAAAAGAATAATTATAATCAAAATGATCTGCATCCATATAATCACTAAGCTCAGTAGCCGCGGATCCATTCTTTTGAGATTTTAAATCTGCTCGAATTGCATCACGATAAGCTGAAACATAAATGTCACCTACAGAATACCTTGTATTATAACCAAAAGCATCAAGTTCATTAATAAACCTCCAATCATCATCAATACGCATATTTCTTTCTTCATCACGACCAATAAAACCATGATACTCAAGCCAATTAGTAGAATGACGACCATATTCTTCAGCAAACGCAGTTTCAAACAACTCATCTGCTGTAAGATCAGCAATGTCTTCCATCATAACGGATCGAACATTATCACCAGTAGTCCTCCAAGAACGCCTATTAGCATCATATTCTAATCCAAGACGTTGGGCAACACGTTCTACTGCTTTTTGATGTTTTCCTTCAGAAAGTTCACGATAAATTTTATCATAGCGGGCACTATTATCCTCTTGTTCCTGCTGTTCAAAATCTTCATTATAAAATTGAGCAACCCAGGCATCATCAGAATAAGGACCACTTTCCTTATGTTTAATAAATCGTAAAGCTGTAGGATCTCCTTTACACCACTTAGCTAAAAAACGTGGAGCACCATCATAAAAAGAATCCAAATTAGAACTCGCCTCAAGCCTTTTAAAGCGATAAGATCTACCTAATGGGGGATTGTTTCCCTTAACAGGAACCTTGGTTTCTTGTTTAGAAACACCAATACCTGCTCGCCTAGGCCTTCTAGGTTTAGGAACAGGCACAGACTCGGGAACTTTTCCAGAACTTAATAAGAGATCAACATCCTCAAAA